CCGACCCCAAGCGTCCGCCACCAGCCCGCATGTGATCCACTCCGGCCACCACCGCCGCTGGTAGTCCAGCAGACCCTTGCAGCGGCGCTGGCGGTATAGGCGGCATTTCGCGCATTTGGGGCAGGTGCTGGGGTAGGGTGCGTTCATGCCGGTTCCTCCTTCTTTCACAGCTCCACTCTCCGGATTTCTCCGGTCTGCGACTCTTCGTTCTCGTCCCCATGAGCCAGGTACTCCAGCACCTTGTCCACATCGACCAGCTTCTTGGTGCCAGCCTTGCGGACAGGCACCTTGCCTTGGTTGATGATACTCCGGATGTAATGCAGGGTGATCCGCGTGTCCGGGTCCAGCGCCTTGATTTCGGCCAGGACGTCAGTCGCGATCCTCATTCTTGGGATTCCCATGGTGTTCACCTCCTTCAGCTGGTTTCTTCTCCTCAACCAGTCTTAGGCAATCTGCCGGACAGTTCCATGCCCCTGGCCACGCCGACCAGGATCAACTTTTCGGCGTCCGGCAGGTTCTTCGTCACTTCGTACAGCAGTTCTTCTGGTGCTTTTGTTTTAGTGTTCATGCTTGTGCCTCCTTTCTTGCTCTCCTTTCACCCACGTGGTAGAATGTGGACGAAAGGAGGTGAAATCATGAAACTTAACCCAGATTGTGTCCGGGACGTGTTGCTCACCTTGGAATCATGCGAATTCCAAGAGAGCATTTCGATGGAAACTTTGTGTTCTAGGATTCCAACCCGAAATCCAGACGATGTGCATTACGCATGCATAAAATTAAGTGAAGCCGGATTCATCAGCGTGCAGTCGGCCGAGTATTTGTACGGCGGCGTGCGAGTGGGCATCATCGAAGACATCACATATGCAGGCCACGAATTCTTGGCCAATATCCGCAAAGACACTGTGTGGAATGGGGTAAAGTCGATAGCGGGGAAAGTTGGCGCAACCTCGTTATCTGCTTTGACCCAAATTGCCGCAAACGTTGTCACCGAGCTTATCAAAGCTCAGTTCGGCCTCTATACTGTCACTTCTTCTTGAATAGGTGCTTTAGCGCATACATGCAGCACGCCTTCGACTCTTCCGGGGTTGGGGGCGTGTAACCTTTGTCAAACATGAATTTGACCAGCGATGCACACGCTACCCATCTAGTCAACCAGCCGATGGCGCATATTGCCGTAGTGGCCGCGAACAGAATCGTCACCCTTCTCACCTCCTTTGTGTGTCTACGAACACATTATATCGCAGCAGAGCACGTCTGTCAACACCATCTAGACGTATTCTTCTTTCTTTTTGTGTTGACAGACGTGTTATGGCGTGGTATTATTCGTTTCGTGAGGAGGTGAAGATATGATTAGCGATCGTATTAAAGAGATTCGCCAAAAGTGCGGGTTGTCTCAGGCGGACTTCGGCAAACGTTTGGGCGTATCCAGAGATGTTGTGAGCAATATCGAAAACGAGCGCCTGAAAAACCCAGGGCAAAAGGAGAGTTTATATAGGCTCATTTGCGCCACCTTTGGCGTGGACGAACACTGGTTGCGCACTGGCGATGGTAAACCATTTCCGCCCAAGCCGGTGGACAACCTGGTGCAATTCGAGACCGCACATCCACATATGACAGACGTTGATAAAGCTCTGATGGAGGCGTATTTCTCTCTGACAGACGATCAAAAAGCTGCCTTCTTGCAATATTGCCTATCCGTTGCGGAGACTTGGCAAGCGCAAGCGCGCAAAAAAAGCGCAGTCGCCGCAAGAAGCGGTGACCGCGCAGATGTCAATCAAGTGTCGAAGGAGGAAGAGGATGCTGCATTACCGCCCAAGTACACGGGCGATATGTGACGCAAATTGTTGGAGCACCCGCCGTTCCAGTGGGCTGGTATAGTAGCGGTTGCGGCGCTCCAACTCCTGCATCCTGGCCGCACGGAACTCAGCGGCCTGGCGCGAGAGTCCACAAGCCTGCTGGATGGCCTCCGGCGTGACGGCTCCCAGCTCGTGCAGGACGCAGGCCGGTGCCAACAGCCGCGCCGCAAACTGGTTCGCCTGACGTTCAATGGGACTGTCGCCCGGCTCTGGCTCCCGATTGACCGTTGTCACGCTGCCTGGTGCGACGTGGCCAAGCGCCAAGTGCCCGATTTCATGGGCGATCGTGAACCGTTGTCGCCCTGCCGGAAGTGTGCTGTCGAAGAAAATATACGTGTGGTTTTTGGTCACGGCACAGAACCCGTCTGTCTGCTTTGTCAGCTCTCCCAGCCCCAAAAGGGCGATACTCGACGCTCCGGTGTGGTAGTCGGCGAGCACCCAGCTGTAGTGTTCACATATGACTGATGGGCGTACAGGCAGGCTGTCGATGCTGCATTCCAATAAAATTTTCCACGCCACATCTCTGGCAGTCTTGTAATTGTCATAAGACATAAAAAATCACCTCAAAGGTGATTTTATCGGGAAATTATCCACATTTCATTGCAAAATGTTTTCCTCTGAAAGCAACTCTTTCCTTTTGGGAAATCGTTCGCGAGAATCCCCATCGGAAACATCGGTTGAAACTTTTCCAACCGCAATGTATTATGTCAGTATATACCGCAATCTGACGAAATGCGGTAAAATTGACGAGAAAAAGGAGAACTAAAATGGAAGAAAAGAAACGCAACTGGAAGAAAGTTGTCCCGATTGTGGTAGTTGCCTTTGTTTGCTTGCTCGTCGGAGCCGTCGGCGGTGGCGTGACGAGCTACTACACGTATGCGGTTACCCCCAGCGGCAGCCTTTGGAGTGATACCTACGAAACAAAGAGCAAGCAACTCAAAGATCTCCAGAAAGAACACAACGCATATGTGGACAAAATGGACAAGTACAGCAATTTGGCTGAATCCGAGATTGCCACACGAGAGAAGGAAGCAGATGCCGAAGCCAAGGCGGCCGAAAAGAAGGCAGAGAAGGAAGCTAAGATTGATGAGTTGAACGGTGAGATCAGCTCCCTTGATGGCCAGATCAAGGAGAAACAGGACGAACTGGCGAAACTCAACAGTGATGTGAAAAAGGCAAAAGGGAAGCCAATCAACTTGTCATCCGGTCGCTATGTGGTCGGCACCGATTTGCCGGAAGGACGCTACAGAATCAGCGGCACATCTAATTTTGTTGTGTACGACTATGGTGACCTGTATATCAACACAATCTTGGGATCTAGCGGCTTTGGCGACTATGTCGCAAACTTGACATCAGGCATGGATATGGAGTGTTCTGCCCCAACCACATTCACTCCGATCGAGTGACCACATAGTAAACAAAAACCGCCCCGGTGCTCGCAACACCAGGACGGTTCAAAGGGTAGTAAGTTTAGTCGGCCTACTACCCTTTCATTATACGAAATGAAAGGAGAAAATGCAATGGCCACGATAAAAAAGCAAGGCAAAGGCTACAAGATAACCGTCTCCACCGGCTACGACATCAATGGGAAGCAGCTGCGCAAGCACATGACGTGGGTGCCTACTCCTGGCATGACGAAGCGCCAGCTCGAGAAGGAACTGAACCGGCAGGCTGTGCTGTTTGAAGAGCAGGTCAAGGACGGCAATATCTGTGACGGCAGTATCCGTTTTAAGGAGTTTGCCGAGCTGTTCATGCAGCGCCACGCGAACCCGAACTTGAAGGAAAAGACATCCTACGAATATCAGGCCAAGTTGGCGCGCATCAATCAGGCGATCGGCCACATCCGGCTCAGAGACCTGAAACCCGCCCACCTCGCCGCGTTTTATGCAAACCTCCAGGAGGCTGGCATCCGCGCTGGCGCAACGACAGCTGTATGCAAAATCGACTTTGCGCAGTGGATGAAGGGTCATCACACAAGCATGGCCGAGCTCTCCCGCAGCACCGGCGTGTCCCTTTGGTCGTTCAAGCAGATGAAAGCCCGGAAGAAGATTGCGATTGAGAACGCGGCGGTGATCGCGACGGCAATGAACGCCCAGCTTGAAGACGTCTTTCTGGTCATCAAGGACACAACTCCGCTTGAGCCTGGCACCATCCACGCTTACCATCGGGTCGTGTCCGCCGTCCTGTCCAAGGCCGTGAAATGGGGATACCTCAAAGACAATCCCGCCACGAAGACCGACTTGCCCAGCTTGGGCGACAGATCAGCGGCATACCTGGATGAGGATGACGCCCGGAAGCTGCTTGAACTGCTCCAGGACGAACCAATCAAATGGAGGACACTCATCACCTTTGACCTTTTGTCCGGGCTGCGGCGGAGCGAATTGCTCGGCCTGAGATGGGAGGATGTGAACATTGACACTCAGACCATCGCAGTGCGCCAGACCTGGAATTACACACCCCGGAAGGGTACTTACGCCAGCACGCCGAAGACCTCAAAGTCCCGTCGGCCCTTGAAACTTCCCCGCTCCGTGTTTTTGCTGTTGCTGGAGTATCAGCGTTGGCAGGATGAGCAGCGGTGTGCGATGGGCGACGCCTGGGAGGACGTTGACGGGCGCGTGTTCACCACCGAGCTGGGCGCTCCGATTTTTCCAGACAGCATCACAGCGTGGTTTTCAAAGTTCATCGCCCGAAGTGGTCTCCCAAAGGTGACCGTACATTCCCTCCGCCATACATACGCCAGTCTGATGATCGCTGATGGCACACCGCTGGTGGTCGTATCCAAGGCGCTCGGACACGCCCAGCCCAGCACGACGGCGAATATTTACGCCCATGTTATTGCATCTGCCGAAGCGAAGGCTATGGAGACCTTCGACCGATTCGATGATGTTGTTGCGGTGAAGAAAGCAGAGTAAACACCAAATAAGCACCAAAACACCGATTGCGCCCAATGTGCAGAAATAAAAAAAACCGTGTAACCCTTGGGATTACACGGTTTTTTGTGGAGCTACTGGCCGGATTTGAACCGGCGACCTGCTGATTACGAAAACTACGTATTATGTTTTGCGTGCGTCCGCAGAGTGACGGGACACGTTGCGCCGCAACGGTTTCCGTCATTTCTTATGCCGTAGGCTTTTCTGTATTACGCTGCGTTTTCGCCCGAATAAGCACCAAATGAACGCCAAAATCAGCCCTGTCAAAAGGAGATGATAGAATGGTGCACATGACATTTCTGGTCACTTATCTTGCACACCGGGGATTTTGTTCAGCTCTTCGCCCGCACCAGGTAATAGACCGGCTCTGTCCGGTCATAGTACGGTGCGATGGGGCCGATGTCGGTGTATTTCCCGTCCTTGGTGTTGGCGCGGAACGGCCCACCTGCGTCATACCACTTGCCGTTACCGGCATAGATAGCAAGGTTACTCTCCCACACGCACACATCCCCCGGCCGCAGATCGGGGAGCTTGTCCCAGGGCTTGCCCTTTGCCTGGATAACCTGGCAGCCCAGCAGGTTGCCGGTACCGGTGACCTTGCCGTTGTCGTGGCGGATACGCTTGCCAGCCGTCAGCAAGCCGACGTCCTGCAAGATCCAGGATACGTAGTGGGAGCAGGTAGCGCCGGGGTGCTCCAACTTCCGCGTCGCGTCAAAGGTGGATTTCGCGCGGTAGGTCTTATCCTGATAGTGCCACTTGTGTTTGACCATGTACTGGCCGATTTCCGCCGCACGAGCCAGGATTGCGTCTCGGATGAGCGCCGCCCTGGTTTTTGCGCCTACGATGCCGTCCACGGTCAGACCGGCCTTGTACTGGTAATTCCGCACGGCCTGGTCGGTCTTGACGCCCCAGATGCCGTCCTCGGCGAGCTGACTGCCCAGGATGTTCAGCCGGTGCTGGAGGAGCTTGACGTCGTCGCCCTTATCTCCCTTGCGGAGCAGGTCGGTGTTTGTAGTTTTGGTCTGCTCAAAATACCCGTGATTGCAGTCCACTTTGCCCCTGATGCCCGCCACTCTGCCTTTGCTGGTGTACTGCCACGCCCAGACCTTGCCGGCGTAGTGGAGGTTGGAGCCGTATTCAGCCAGCCAGAGCGGATAGGCGGTCAGCCGGTCAGCTTGCAGTTTCGTGGTGATAAAGTTGGTGGAGCTGTACAGGCCGACCTTGCGGCCAGCCCCTTTGACCGTCTCCAAAAACTTCAACACAATGTCCGTCCGTGTCTTGTTGCTCAAGGCCAGGATGGATTTTTCATACTCTTGGTCGAAGAAGATGGGGAGCTCGAAGCATTTGCCTTCCAGCACTTTCAGACAGGTTCTTGCCTCCTGCTCGCCACGCTCCACGCTGTTTGCGTAGCTGTACCAGTACGCCCCCACCTTGATACCGGCAGCTTTCGCACCGGCGTAATTGCGCTCAAACTGCTTGTCCTTCTGACTCAGCTCTCGGCCATAACCGGCTCGGAGGACGGCGAACTGCACGCCATCCTTAGCCACCTTCGCCCAGTCGATGACGCCCTGATGCTCGGATACGTCGATACCTTTCGTAATTTTAACTACACCTTTCGTAATTTCAACTGCCATGTTCTACCTCCAATTAAGCCGTCTGCTGTCCGATCTTAGATTTCAGTACTCGGAACTCGATTACGTTATTCCCGTCAATGGCTTTCGTGAGCGTCATTTTCGCCCCTGTGCCCGTCCCGCTGATGGAGTAGTCCGTACCCTCCACCAGTGCAATGCCGTTCAGATTCGCAATCAGGATGTCTGTGGTGGGCACATACTGGCTGATACCAATACTGACCTGAGTGGTGCTAGTGGTAACGCTGACGGTGTTCCGGTGCTCCTGGATGTAGGTATTCACCTGCAACTGTCCAGTCAGGGTGGAAAACCAGGAATCAAATGCCGCTTCCTGCTGCGTCTGCCACGCCTGCATTTGGGCGTAAAACTCCGCATAGGCCGTCTGCCACTGGAGGAAGAGCTGGCTGGTATCCACCTGCTGCACCAGGCCAGTCACCCAGCCGCAGACGGTATTGTCCGGTCTGGTATCGGTAATGGCACTCTGGGTGATGGTCGTGACGCCCTTCCCTACATACACATACGCAAGGCAATACTCCATGATCGCACTGGTCCGGGTCATAGCCGGTTTGGTGGGGGCAGTCGCGTTTGCGCCGTCCACGGCCACGATGCTGATATTCCGATTGGTGTAATCCAGCCGCATGACAATGGCCGTATACCGGTTCAAGGTCACGTGCGCAGCGTTTAGGACGATGTCCAGGACAGCGTCATTGTCCAACCACTGGCAGTTGTCGCCCAGGATTGCCCGGCCGGTCTGCACCTGCACTGTCATGCCGGTCCCCGCTCTGACCTGCAATCCGCCGCCGACAGACTCATAGACGCCGGGAGATACCAAGCCGTTGAAATACCGGGACATCTGTTCTGCGTTGTATACCCTGTCATATGTGCCATCTGTCTGCTTTACGGCGTTAAAAAATCCATATTCAAGCGCCATCTATCATACCTCCCATGTGCTGAATGTGGGGATGATGCTCCTGCCGGTGTCGTCATCCGCGTCGATGATCTCCACAATCCTGGGGCTGGCTTCAATCCCGTATTCGTTGATGACCGCTACCACATCTCCCAGGAAATAATCCTTGCCTAGGATATAGTTGGAGCTGACCTCAATTTCTCCTTCAAAGCTCTCCGTTGCGCCCAGCTCGGAGAGCTTTTCTGCGCCCTTTTCGGACAGCATCGCCTTGTATTGCGCATCGGCTATCTCGCCCTCGTTGCTGCTGATGTCCCGCGCGTCCACATAGACCTCGTAGCGCTGTAACCCACTATAAGCCCCGACCACCTCACGGCGGCGGTCGATGCCCTCCCCTTCTCCGGCAACAAGTGCCGTATTCTTGTATTTTTCCTTGGAGTAAGCATAATCGCTCCTGATGAGGTTATCGTATTCTGGGCTGAACACGACATAGGGGTTGGTCGTCTGGTTGTACGAGCGGTCTACGCCCTTGTATAGCTCAAACACGAAGGCGTGCCCCCGAACCCACACATCCCAGCCCATCTCACAGGGCGTGCAGACCTCTTGCAGAAAGGCGGCGATCTCGTCCCCGGTGGCCTGGATCTCAATCCGGTCTGCAAATCCCTTGCTCTCGCCAAGGGTGAAATTGCTGATCGCCCGTTCGCTCACGGACGGGGCAATGACGTTCTCTGTCAGAATCTTGCGGATGCCCAGCTCCAGCTTGCCGTTGATGCTGGTTTGATTCCAGATGATGCGGCGGGACAGGATGGATTTCAGGCAACGCCCCGTGACCGTCAGAGAATTGCCATCTTCCACGTCCGTCTTAGGGTTGACTGTCTCAATGACCATCACATTCCTGTAGGTGTCGCCGTCAATGTCATCCGCTCGGCACAGATAATAGTCCTCTTGCAACAGTGAGATCATGGCGTCGGTGGCTGGCAGATACAGCTCGAAATCGCCAGGCGCATAATATCGAGTCGTCCAGATAAGTGAGGTGTACGAATCTACGATGCCCACCATATCAAAGGCTGTGTCAAATACGTAAATATCCACGGTTACACCCCCTCATACTTGTCGGTATGACGGAAGGTGACGGTCAGATTAGTGGTCAGGTCATCCGTTACCGTGTAGGTGAATGTATTTGTACCGCTGGCAATCTGGAACCACGAAGACCCTCGCACCAGCCGGTTGATGATGTTGGTTATCACGCCGCCCCGATTCAGCAGAATGGATTTCTGCCCCTTGTTGGTGTTGATGGTGACGGTATCCCCGTCCTGCATGGTCAGGGTCAGCCCCAGCGACTCTCTGGTATCCACGTTGTACAGCACCGGATTGGACACAGGGCCGTTGGCGTGGAGAGTGATCAGTACGCCGCTCTCCACGTCACCACCGTTGATGATAACCTTGCTGACATTGGTCTCCTGCTCGGCGAATGGGATGCCCGCATCTGGCGCTGCAAAAGGGAAGTGAAACAGAGGCGTCACACTCCGGAAATCGACCGTCCGCTCCGTCGGGGCCTGGAAGAACGGGTCAGGGCAGATGACGCTGATTTGCGCCATCTGCCGGTTGTCGAACAGGGAGACTTCAAAGGTCTCTACGTACCCTTCAATAAAGACGTCCCTGGACGCGTTCTTGTAATACAGCTTGCACGGCTTCTTCGGCTTGAAATACTGGTAGAGCTTGAGCCGGTTCCGCTCGATCTCGTTCTCGATGACGATGGTGAGCACAAGATTCCGCTCGCCCATCCGGCTGCTATTGAAGCGGGAGCCGTCAAAGGACGCCACGACCGCCGTGTTGATGGTCGCCTTGGGCGGATTCAGCCCCTCCACATTGGTGACTGTATAGTCGTTGCTGTGGGTCAGTTCCAGCTGATCTCCCCGCTCATTCTCTACTTTCAGCGTGTACATGGTCAGACCCCCTTTGCAAACGCCAGCTGATTTTTCGTCTGACGGTAGATTTCCAGGCGGGAGAGCGCCTTCGGGCTGGTATTGTACTGGTAGAACGTCTGGACAACTCCACCCCGTGTGGCCTGGATTCCGCCGCCAGCAGAATGGGCGCTGATGGGACTTCCCACCGCAATGCCGCCAGATTCCGCCAGCAGGCTACTGCTGAGTTTGCGCATGGCCTTCTGCGCCACTTTGGCGTTCCTCTCAATGCCTTCTGCGATGCCCGGCGGCAGCCATTTGCCCACCTGGTCTCGCATGACTTTGGACGGAGAGTTGATGCCAAAGGCTTTCTTGAAGCCGTTGATGATACCGTTGCCGAACCCCATGATCTTATCCTTGAGCCACCCAGCGGCACCGCTGATGCCGTTCCACAAGCCATGTACAATGTCGCTGCCGATGGATAGAAGTTTCCCAGGCAAGCTCTTGATGCCGTTCACCACAGCGTCAAACATATTCTTCGCGCCCTCTTTGCCCTTCTTCCCCATATTCGACGCCCAGGACGTCAGGTTGGAGATGACGTTGGACAGGAAAGACGCCACTCTGCCGGGCAACTGTTTGAAGAAGTTGATGACATTGTTCAGGAAGTTCCGGCCAGTCTCGATTGCCTTGTTCTTCATGTTGATCGCCCAAGCCGCTACGCTGGTGATGACATTTTGGAGGAACGCCGAAATCCTGCCAGGCAGCTGCTTGAAGAAGTTGACCACGTTCGTGAGAAAGTTCTTCCCGGTCTCCACTGCCTTTTGTTTCATGCTGACCGCCCAGTTAGAGACGTTGGAAATGACGTTCTGCAAAAATGTGAGGATATTCCCCGGCAGTTCCCTAAAGAAGGTAACGACATTCTCTAAGAAGGTCTTGCCGATCTCAACTGCCTTCGTCCAGAGGTCTACGCCCCATCGGGCGACGGTGCCGATCGCAAAGCCCAAAGCGAAGCCGATATTTTCGGGCAGGTTCTGAAAGAATGTAATAATGCCGTCTAGGAAGTTTTTACCTGTCTCCACAGCCTTATCGCGCATATTGATTGCCCACTCGCCGATACCGGTTAGCACATTACCAATAAACTCACCAATACGCCCAGGGAGTTGCTGGAACCACTCGACCACACCGGAAACAAAGCCGCCCACGGCCTCTTTTGCGCTATTGAACGCACCTGGGATGGTAACCGTAAAGAAGTTCACAATGCCGTTCCACACAGCGGAAAAAGCACCGCTGACCGCCTCCCATAACCCTATCCAGAAGTTGCGGAACGCTTCGGACTTGTTCCACAAAGTCACAAATGCAGCTACCAAACCAGCAATCGCCGCAACAATTAAGCCGATAGGGTTCAAGCTCATCACCGCATTTAGGGCGAGCTGCGCCACCTCCATCAATTTCAGCGCCGCCGCACCACTCTTGATTGCCGTGATAAACGCCTGAATTTTCCCGACAACGAAATAGGTCGCCATTGCCGTGCCAATGCCAGCAATCAGCGGACTCCACTCTTTGAGCTTTGCGGCGACGTCAGAAATAGCCTCTTTGACCGCCGGGATCTTCTCTACAAACGCTTTCGCGAAGTTCGCCACGGCGGGCGTCACCTGATCGACCAGTGGTTGCAGAAATTCGGACTGCAATGCCCTGCCGATGGAGGAAATGGAGCTGCCAACATCGGCGTATTTCACGTCGTTAAGCTGCTTCATGGCGTCAGTGGTGGTAGCAGCTTTGCCGGAGACGTCCATCAGTGCCTTGACGCCTTCGACGCCAAGGTCTTCCCACATCGTCCCGAACAAGTCTACCCCGGCTTGGTTCTGTTTGACCTGATCGTTCATGGAGAACAGAGACTTTAGAACTTTCTGGGTTGCCTCCTGGGCAGTATCACCACCGGCAGCGAAGTCTTTCCGCATCTGGTCGGCGTTGAGCCCCAGTAGCTTAAATCCTTCGTCTGTGCTCTTCGCGGTATCCTTCGTACGGATACCAAATTCCTTCATGGCGTCGCCCAATTTATCCACGGAGAACGTGCCCGATGCAGAGCCGTTGATAAGGGAATTATAGAACTCATCAGCGGTATAGCCCTGCTGTTTGTAATGTACGGAATACTCGTTGATGGTATCCAGCAGGTCACCGTTCTTGTCCAGGCCATTCTGGGCGCCCTTGACCACCAGGTTGAATGCCTGGTCAGAAGTTAATCCAAACTGCTGCATGAGCATGTTGACTGCTCGCAAAGATTCATTCAGGTCAAACCCGAATGTGTCGCGCAAGGCAATGCCATTCTCCGTCATCTTCTCCAGCTTGGACGGGTCTATCTCGCCGGTCTGCTGCTTCACCTGAGCCATTGCCTCGGCCACGTCCTGCATGGACTCGCCAAAGTTGTGGGAGTAGACCCGCTCGATGGAATCAGAAAACTTCTCCATTTCTTTTGCGCTTGCGCCAGTCTGCGCTTGGAAGTTTGCATTCGCCTCGGAGGACGCTGTTGCAAGTTCCTTAAATGCCCCAGCTGCAGCTTTAATACCATCAGCAATTAAGCCAGCAAGAGCGCCCTTCATGACGGTAAAGCCGCCGCTCGCATCCTCAGCGGCGTCGCCCACATCGTCTAGGCTCTGGTCGAACTTATCCGCCGCACCCTCGGCGTCGCTCAGTTTAGACTTGTTTTCCGCCAGGTCACTAGACAGGGACACAATCTCTTTTGCCAGCGTTCGGGCTTCCTTGGACGTCTCGCCCTGCTCCAGGACGACCTGAGCATACTGCGCCTTGAGCTTGGACAGCTTCGCCTCCTGTCCGCCGATGACAGTTTGCAGGCTTTCCAGGGCGTTCTCTTCCTCCAGGGCAGTTTTCGCCGCGTCCGCTTCCGCAGCCTGCACCTCGGCCAGGCGAGCGGAGTAATGCCGCATTTGCGCTTCTGTCTTCCCAATCTCACCCTTCAGGTTGTTGATACGAATATACAGGTCTTGCGCGCCCTTGGAGTTCTCACCTTCGGCGGCAACGACTTTGTCATACTCCGCCGTCAACAGCGCCAGCTTCGCCTTTTGGGCGTCTTCCGTCGCATTCAGCTGCTTGAGCTTGGCGCTCAAGCCCTCGGCAGATTCCGCCCACCGATCCATGCCGCCGGTCGCCGCCTTAAATTCCGACGTGGCCACCTTCATGAGCTGGTTGGCCTGCTGCATCCCCTTCTTTAGGTCAGTAATGTCTACGCTAAATTTGGAAGTAAATTCTTCGGCCACAGTTTCACCACCTTAAAACCAATCGTCACCAGCGGGCCGCCTGATCACTCTGCCCTTCTTCGTATTCTGCGTTTTCTTCGCCTGCCGGGCCCCATACTCGTTCAGGCGTTTGACCAGCAGGAACACTTCTCGCACCGGCAAACGCCTGATCGCCGTGGGCGTGTAGGCCGGAAAACGCTCACACAGGGACACGGTAATTTCAAATAGCACCGCATAAAGAGATAGGGGGGTATCATCCCCCCCGCTCAGTTTTTTGCGCTGCTGACTCCTTTCATGTTGATAAACCCATACTTGAGCACGTTGACCAGAATATTCACCACATCGCGCATCTTCACCCGCTTCAGCTCTTCATCGGTCACGTCCGGGAAAATCTCCTTCAGCAGAGACCGGACGGAGCCGATGCCGCCCTTGAGTAGCGCGGCGACCGCACCGACAAAATCGGCGTCCGTCTTGCCGCCGGTCAGACTGTCCACGTCGATGAGGTTGACCAAGTCTTCCACCGTGCCGAACAGGATGTCATATTCATCTGCGGTGTAGACCTTTTCCACTTCACGCCCTCTATAGATGTTCAAATTCAGCTGCATACTGCAATCCTCCTGATGTAATTTGAGCCGCGCATCAGCCCGTAGACTTTGCGGTCAGGGTGTCCGGCGTAGTAACGGTGTCGAAGAAGGTGGACACGTTAGCCTTGTCCGCTTCCAGGTCAACGTTCATCGCCTTCGCCCGCTTGCCGGTCTTGGTAAACTTGTGGGTGGTAGAAATGCCAGTGTAAGTGATCTCCTGCCCGTTTGCGTCGGTGCCGTCATCCTCGGTCGCATGAGTGGAATCAGGAATAGAGAACTGGCCCTTGTAACGCCACACATAGACTTCTTTACCGTTGGTCTTCTTTGCCTTGTAACCCAGGGCAAAATACTTGGTCTCCCGTTCGCCCTCGATGAGAACACCCAGATTGCTGTCATACTGCTGACCGGTGATCTCCGCCAGGACTTCCAGCGGGATCGCGGAGACAGTACAGGTCACCTCGTCAGAACCGGTGGAACTGACCACGACGGCAGGCACATTGTCATAGTAGTGCGGCTCGGAGCTGGTCTCCGTTGTCCGACCGATCTCCGCCACGCCAGCCAGCTGCTTGACCGTGCCTGTGGTATAGCTTTCGTCATCATCGGCAGTGACTTCTGCATACACCAGACCTTCCACGCCACGATATTCAAAAATTTCAGCCATAATAAACCTCCTAGTTGATTTCTAAGAACAAAACATTGATACCCCTGCCGGTGTGGGTCGGCTCATCGGTCTCCGCGTCAAAGCCTTTCCCCGGCACGATGAAGCGCTTTGCTTTTAATGCGCTTATCGCATCGTCCAGCACTCGAAATGTGTTGGCAGGGTCGATGGAATAGAAAAATACGTTAAAATCCCACACATAGGAATGAACCTGATTGTCGTAATGGGAGCCATCCGTTGTCTCCACATTCCAGTACGTAAAGAAGTGGTCCGGATACGGCTCCTCCTCTGTGAAGGAACCTTGCCGGTAGACGGGATACCCCAGGCTCTCCAGCGTAGAAATCAGTAGATCGACTACCATATCAACCACCCTTCATCCGTCGCCCGATTTCTTCCGTCAAAGCGTCAGACACTTCCTTCATCAATCCGGCACAGTATTTCTTCCTCGCGTAAATCGTCTCCAACTGGTGATCCGGCTTCATCCTGGGCGTCCCCGTGATAAGGAACCCGCCCGCGCCCGGCTTGGCATAGTCAAAACCGATCGGCAGGGAGCCGATGTTTCCTGTCCAGGACACCTTGGGGTTCCGGATGATGGATTTCTCCGTATCGCCCTGCGAGTATTTGCCTCCGGCAGGGAGGTTGCTGGCTCGCACTGCCTCCAGCGTGTCCTCCCCTACCGTCTCTCCAATCTGTTCCAACTGATCGGTGAAGAACGCTTGTAGGTCGCCACCCAGCCCGTCAAATCTTGCGGCAAGGTCTTCAAAGCCTTTGGTATCGAACCCGAACTTGATGCGTCTGCCCATTATGCCTGCCCCTTTACTCGCTGCACCTTGAATTTGCAGAACTGATTCCGCATATTGATGTTTTCCGGTTCGCCCAGCACCTCATATACAGCGCCGGTGGTCAAAACTTTAATGCGGCAATCACTGCCCAGATCCGGGTGGAACCAGGTCTCTACGTTGGCAGTGTCGATCACGGCATACACATCGTTGTCATTCCGCTCCGTCCCGCCGTAGGTCTTGAAACTGCAATCCAGTCGGACGCCCGTCTCCGGGAAAACCTTCACCCGGACGCCCTTGACCGTCTTGTAAGTAGGAATCAACAGCTCGATTGGCGTCGCATACGGAAACGCCGGTTTAAATCCTGCCATCGTCGCACACCTCCTCAGTCCTGTGCCTGATACGCCAGCTGAGTGGCGCGCTGGAGGAAATACTCCGAAAAGCCAGCGTCGCCGCTCCCATAATTCCAGAGGTCAGAGACCCCCCGGGCAACGATGCCGGGCGTAATGTCCGCATTGTCAACGCCTGAATCCACCAAGAACGCCGTGACTTCTTCGATATACCCGTTGATGGTCGCATCCTGATAATCGCCCTGGATGCCCAGTAAGGCTTTCACACGCTCTAGCATCGTCACCCGCCTCCTTCCTCATCAGCTGCCGCTTGTAGGATAATGGTCCGCCATGAACTGGAGGACCTCCGCGATGGTGTCGCCGGTGACATCAGCTGCTTTCTCCGCACACCCCAGCTTGACCGCCAGGTTCTTGAGCGCGATTACGGTGTTGCCCATGATAATCCTCCTTACTTCTTCAGGATGAACACGCCGTTGACGTCCAGGAGCTTACCGTCCATGATGCACAAGCCCTTGTTGACGTAGCGGTTCTTGTCATCGTCAAACCAGCGCTTAAAGCCGATCTGCAGGTTGGAGTTGATCGCATAGTCGGTAGGCTTCAGATAGATTGCCCAGGCGTCACCAGTGGAAGCGGTGTCAAAATCCTTGAGGATGTCCGGTTCCACCAGGATGACCTCACGACCGCCGAAGCGGCAGGTCAGATTGCCGTTGGTCGGGTCGTAGGTCTCCACATACAGGGGACGGTTGTTGTCATCCTTCATGGTCATGATGTAGGTCTCCCAGGTCGCAGCGGTCATAATCAGGACACCTTCGCCGCGATAGGCCAGAGGAATCTTGGCAAACAGCTTGGTTCTCCACTTAGTCCAATCTGCCAGCTCGGCGGCGGTAAATGCGACTTTATGGGTGGCCGCCACACGGGTATCAGTCAGGATGCCGGTGGGCTGGCCGGAGCCGGTGCCGTTGATAATAATGCGGTCAAATTCCTTCACGAAGGCTTCCGCCAGCAGTCTGGCAATTTCGGATTCCAGAATGTCCAGGGTGACCACCTGGGAGAGCAGGGACTGGGCAATTCTCGCTTCGCAGATGTGATAGCCGAAGGACACAGAGGTCTTCAGTTCCGGTGCCTTCTGGGTGTCAGATACGGTGGTCTCGGTAATCCAGCTCACAGTGGGAACCAGGGATTCAATGGGAAATTCCACGCCGCCCTTGACGTTCAGTTTCCGCACCCGGTTATACAGGTTGCCATAGACCTTCAGGTCCTTGATGAACTCCTGCATGATGGTGTTGGGGATGATCTTGCCAACATCGGTAGTAATCAGAGTAGCATCCGCACGGGATTCCAGCGCGGCGAACTGGGATTCGTCACCGGTTCTCACGTAGGCGGCAAAGGCATTCCGGTATTCCATGGTGTCCAGGATGCTTCCGGCACGCTGGGCAGGCGCACGATGCTGGCCATAGGCTGCCAGCGGGTTACCGCCTCTAAGCTCTGCACCAGCGGGAACCTGTTCCCGTTCATCAGGTGCAGGAACAGGTTCTTTTTCCTCGCCCTTATCTTCTTCAGCGGCGTCCAGCTGTTCCTTCGCATCGGACAGCTCATCCAGGATGGCCTGGAGAGTCTCGCCCAGGGAACGCACTTCATCGGCAGTGTCTGCCTGTTTGATTAGCTTGCGCAGCTCCGCCGCACGGGCTTCCTTGGCTGCGATGACCTTCTTCAGATAGTCTTTGAACATCGGTAAACCTCCTAAATGTCATAGAGATAGTGTGCTTTTAATCTTTCCAACGCAAGGTCAGTGTCCACCGACCGTTCCCGCTTCTGCCTCGCAGTCTCCACCGCTTGACGGGCATTCTCCAACGCCGTCTTTCCACGGGCATTGATCTCAGTGCTGTCGTAGGCGGGGAATGTCACCGCGCTCACTTCCACCACTGTGCCAATCGCTTTGATATGTCTGGTGGGATAATCCGAATCCAAGTTCTCCCACTCTTCCTCTCGCACCGAAAACATGAAGGACATACCTGATACGTCCCCACGTTTCACGGCGCTATACAGATTCCGGGCGTCCGTATTGTTCTCTGTGTCCAGGTTCACCCGGATTCCCATGCCGTCCTTGTCCACGGATAACTGCATGGTGGAGTTCTTCGTATTCTTTCGGCTCCTGGCCAGGGGAATCTTGCTGATGTCGTGGTTCACTAAAAACCGCACATCGCGCAGGTCAGTCTCATCCAGCGCTCCCTGCTCGATGACCTCGGCGCAATAGCCCAGATCTGTCACTTTGTCATAGACGATGGGACGGCCTGTAATGATGCTTCCGGTATCATTCTCCTCCGCTCGAATATCAAAATGATACTGTCGCTGTTCCAGCGGCTTCTTACTCTTCATCCTGTCCACCTCCATTCTCGTCATTGGACGGTTGCGCAGTCTTGCCAAGCTGGTAGGTGCTGGCCATGTCTACGTTGGCATAGTTCAGGGACTGCATCCGCACGCCCTCCAACTCGACCAGCGGCGGCAGACCGACCGCAACACGTTTCTCGTTCTCATACAGCGCCCCGCTGTCGCCCAGCAGCCGGATCATCTCCAGCGTCTGGTCAACGCTCATGAAGATCAAATCCTTGGGATACAAGACAACCCTGTTCCCATAGGCCCGCTCCCGGTCGGTGAACAGCGTCCGCGTGAACGCCTGACCGATGGAGATGATGAGCGGTTCCAGCGTCTTCTGGTAAAATGCCTCATACTGAGCCTTGGTGTAGTCCCCGGTCAGGATGCAGAGGGGCACACCGAATTGGCGGAGAATTTTCGTGTCGATGAACTCTAACGTCTTCTCGTCCACCAGTTGGATTTCCTTCTTGATGGGGACAAATTCCGACTTCAAGTCCAAGGGCAGGAAACCGCTTTCCGACTTTTGCAGCTTTGTCTCCAGCTCCTTCAGCGCTGCTTCCGTCTTGCCCCCATCCAGCAGCGTGTTGAACCGCACAACGCCATTGATTGCAAAGCTGGATCGCATCCCCTTGGAGATGCCCGTCAGCAAATCCTTATTGAGCTGCAAGACCTCCAGCAACGCCCGGTGGTCAGGCTGTCCGTTCTCATCACCGCCCATGTACTCGCTGACCGAGTAGTCGTAGCGGATGTGAATAATATCGCTGTATCGGATGGTTGTCTCATAATTATTCGCAAACGTCAAATTAACGTAGAGCGTATCACTAGCGTCCTGAATGAAATCAACCTGCGTCGGCGCCAACGGGTAGAGGCCAGTGTACTGCCGCCGCTCTGCGCCCTTCTCATCCTTCCAGACATAATAGGTGGGTAGTACAAAGCAGTTGTAATTGAAGAATAACTGCCATACGATCTTCTCGAGAAAATCGCTGGTGGTCATGATCTCATTGGGCTTGTCCAAGATGGTTTGGATATTCCCTCTAACTGCAATCTTGTCTGACCCGTCTTCCCGGATATGCGTCGGCTTCAGCTTTTTCGTTTCTTGAACGATGCAGCGAATTGCCTGCTGCACCACATCAGACGCATAGATATTATCCCCAAACTGGGAGAAGATTGGCGTAAACCCGTTCAGCATATCCGCATACGTTGTATTCTGCGGCTTTTTCCGCCGCAGTTTATCCAGCCAGCTCAATCACATCACCTCTCTAGCAACTGCTTAAATTCTGTCCGATAGCGCCGGTACATTTCATACAGGATGATGAGCGTCACAGCGCCGTCAATCCGCTTTTGCGGTTCCAGCTTGACTGCCATACAGCGGCCTACGCTGTCCACGTCGATACCGGCATTTTTCAGGCTCCATTTGTCCACTGGGTTGTCGTTATAGTTGATGAGCTGGTGGGAAAAATCAGCCTCGCACAGCTTCATGGCATTGCTCAACGTCTCCCGGTTCTGTAAGATCAGGATCAGGTCATCGTTGGCCTTCTGCCAGCCGTAAAACTCCATCTGGTTGAGCCAGTCTTTCGAGAAGCGCTGGTCATAACCACACTTCCACAGCTTGATGTCATAGGACACATACAGCTGATAGAACCAGTCCGCCACCAGGGCAAGGTCGATGTCATTGCCCTCTGATACGGTGATGTATCCGGCCTTCGCCCATTCTGCGTACTTGGCACCAGCACTTTTGTCATCGGATTCCGTCAGTTTCCGCTCCGGGATGAAATACATCGTATAAATATACTTCGTGTTGTCACCAGGCTTCATCATCAGGATTTTGGCGCAGGTCAAGTCGGTGGTCTCCGACATATCCACTGCCCCCAGGCAGATGCAGCCCCGGAAGTCTTCCAGGTCGTAGACGGCCTGATAGTCATAGTCCTCCAGGTTCAGCCACGCCTGTCCACCGTTCTGCTTGATGTTGAAATCCTTGGCCAGCACGAAGATTCTGTCCGCCTTGCTCGTCCTGGCCATGTCCACCTGTTCCTCTAAGTACTCCCACTTCTTGACGATGCCAAGGGTGGGATTGCTCTTCATCCACAGCCGGTTCTCCCGGTCGCCCTGCCATACCTCCAGTTCGCTGTCCTGGGTGTAGAGCCACGGCAGCAGGCGTTCCCCTGCTATGCCGGTGTCCTCCCGGCGGATGACCGCACGGGCCTTTTTCAGCTCCTCATCCAGGTATCCGTCCACCACGAAACCTTCCGTCGTGATATTGATAAACTTCGGGTTATCTTTCAAGGACTGGGACTGCTCAACAGACTTACCAATGACATTCTCTTTCATTTCGTGGGTCTCATCCACGATTGCAAAGTCGATGTTCCGCCCCTCTTTATTCTTTGTCCGGTCGGACATCTTGAACACTTTGGTATTGGTGACCTTGTTCAAAATGAAGCGCTGGTTCCGCTTGGTGTCCAGGTCGTTTGGGTCAATGAGCATCCGCATGGTGTCGATCGCGTCATAGACCAGACTGGCCTGTGTGTCATCGTTGGAGCTGCAACAAATATCTGCACCCTCGTTCCCCGTGATAAACTCAGACAGCCCCAGCGCCGATGAAGTTTCGCTCTTCGTATTCTTCCGGGCAATCAATAGGATGGTCTTCTTGAACCGGTCAAAGCCGGTATCGGCCATTTTGAACGAGTAGAGCGCCTCAATCCACGCCTTCTGCCAGAGCATGAGGACCATGGGTTGATTGTAGAACGGCGACTTTGTCAGCCGCACGCAATGCTCCATGAAATCCATGCGCAGGTTGGCGGTATCGGTGTTGTAGAAATAGCGGTCGTTGTGGAAATCCTCATACAAGTTCTCTAGCTCCTGCCAAAGCTCTTGCCCAATGATAATCTCCCCACTCTCAGCCCGTGCCCGGTATTCCAACAGGAATGAGTTATCAGGCGTCCAAAGCGTTTTTTCACGTATAATCACAATGGCCTTAACCCTCTGCCGCTTACAATATCGGCCATTACACTGCTCTTTACCACATTTTTTACCACCCGGGCCTTGGAGGATTTTCCCTCTCTATTCGTAACTACGTTAAATTCAGCCGGGAGGATTAGAAACCCATTTTCCTTAATCTGCGCATTGAACATTTCAACATATTTATTAAACTGTTCATCGCTTAACAGCTTATTACATCTAATTACCAGCATGACTTTTCACCCAACTCCGCAACGGGCTTTCTTCCTCTACTTCGATTTTGCCCGACAGCCGCGCCAGCGTCCGGATATTGGCGTTGTACTGCGCCATCAGAGAAACATACATCCGGCTGGCCGGTGTTGCTTTCTGAATCTCCGGGTTGTGCGGGTGAACCCGGAGGAACGGCAGCTTCCGCAGCTCCGTGAGCTGCTGCTCCAGGAACACCACCTCATCTACCATGGGTTCAATCATCACCCCATTGTCCTTGCCACCCAGATAGTTCAGCAGTTCTTCCCGCCGACTCATTCGTCTGCCTCGGGAATCCCCTTGATGATACTGGTCAGCACGCTCAAAATGCCAGCCAGGGCGGTCGTGTTGAGCACCAGCAGCCAGTCTACGCCGGTCAGCACGGAGGTCGTGCCGATGGTCGCAAGGGCGGTCTGGGCTACCGTGCGCAGAGCACGCCAGCCCGCTGCCTTCCACCAATTTTTATTCTTCATGGTTATGCTCCTTTCTACGTTCCAAGTCGTCAATCCGATGATTGGCAACCTTCATTTTTTCCTCCAATACCGGCACACGTTTTGCAAAATTATTGTGGTCTCTGACCTCGCGGGTCAGCTCTACAATTTTGGTATCCGTGACAGCCTGGGCGATTTCCAACTGCTGCTGCAATTTCTTTCCGTTGCTCCGGCTGGTGATAATAACGCCGATCAAAGACAATCCGCCTGTAATCAGCGCGACAACAATGCTTTCCATACCTTCACCTCACGCAATAGGATAGGCCAACGCGAGCACATAGTTCCCCGCAGCACCATAGACCAGCTGCAGCCCGCCGCTCGCCGGGATTCGCCCACGCAACGTGCGGGCATAGCTTGCCCCCCACTGTGATGCGTCAAATGGCACCAGTTCTCCGTGCTGGGGCGCGGGCACTTTTGCGCTGCTTAGGACAGAGGTCCAACTACTAATGCTCGCAGATAGCGTGATACTGCCACTAACAAAGCATATCCCTGCTTTCTTCGTCACAGTAATGCTACCGGCGGAGACGGCCCCTTTCTCGATATTGTAAGTGTTCACCGTACAGGCGAGCACATCACTTTCCACCTCGACCGCAATCTCCTGCTTGTCGGCGGACGTCAGCACATAACTGTCACCCTTCGGGCCTTGCGGCCCCTGGATACCTTGCGGGCCTTCTGCACCTTGCGCGCCAGTTGCACCAGTGTCACCTTTAGGGCCTCTAGCCCCAGTTGCCCCCTGAGGGATAGCAAACTGCAACACGACATCCTGTTCGTCCCCAGAGTTGTACACGTTCGCATCGCTGCCCGCCGGGAGAGTCGTCGTGCCGCCCACTTTCACACTCACTGTGGTGGCAGCGCTCCCGCCAGTTCCCGCTAGGCTCAAGACGTAGACATAAGCAGACGTCTGCTTCAAGATCAGGTTGCCGTCATCGCTGGCCACCTTGGACACCTGGAAGTACTCCCCCGTCTTCTCGTCATCCACCACCCGGAACTGCAAAATCCCAGACCCGACATAGTCGGCGCTTGGAATTTCGTAGCTAAAATTGGTCTGATTGATGTCGATGGAGCTTCCTGCAATCTCCAATGTAGGATGCAGCGCCGTGTCAGCATGGATGTCCAGCACAACCTGGTTCGTGCCGTCGTCGAGATTGCTCATCAGATCACACAAACCGCTCGCTGCGTCGATATGTAGGATGTTTTTCACGCAAGGACACCCCCCTCATTTTCCACTTTTTGCATTTTATTAAAAACGTTCTGGATTTTCCTCATTTTTCGCAGATAAAATAACCTTTTTTGGCAATTCTGCGGGAAAGAGGCTCACTTCTACAGTTTCTCTCATAGGAAATTTTCCCTCCACCTGGGGGGGACTATTTCCCGGATTTCCGCCACCAATCGTCGATATATTTTCGCCATTCACCGACGTCACGGCCATCCCTGCAATTCTTGAGCCTTGCAAGACATTCCGCCTGGCTGGACTCAACGTAAACCTCTCTAGCACCTAAGCTCCGCATCAGTCGTTCCCGCTCATTGACCAGCGGATAACCGCCGACCACGTAGGCGTTGCACCAGGAACCGCACCGATGCCGCACCATGTCCAGCAGCGTGTCACGGATGCCGAACACAACCGGCTTCAATCTGGCTGGCTTCTCGTATCGCTCCCGACCAGAGACGCATTGCCATATGCTGTCCACGTCTACGATGAGGTCACCCCATACAGCGACCTCATCCACGTATGTGCTCTTGCCGGACAGCGGACTGCCCCACACAAGATAGACCTGCCTGGTGATATGCCCCAGCTTGTTGTGTATCCGGTTGTGACACACATGGTGTACCAGCACCACATTGTCCGGGTTCAGGGCAACAGCAGCGTCATTCACGTTACGCTCATTCAGTGCCGCCACATGGTGACCAATACAGTCATACTTCCGCGTGATTGGCTCCCCGCAATGAGCACAAATGATTTCCCCCTGCTCATTGACTCGCTCCATCTTGAGCGTTGCCAGCAGAGCCCGCCACTCTCTTGACTGATAGAAGTTATTGAGCGTGTACATTATTTGACCTTCATAAGGACAACTTTATAGGTAAATCGCTTTTTTTCATCATAGTGGTTATATATACCAACAGCAACCTGAGCTGGCCGATAGTCCAAACGCACGGCAGGATTTACGTTATACACGGTATTTGCATTACCAGAGTAATAAGGCGCAAACCACTTTTGTGGGTTATCGTCAGTCAATCTAATCATACGCCCAACAACAACCCATTCATCGGGGTTCCAATCGGCGTAGGCCACGCCCAGACTCCCTCCTATAACTTGGCCAAGTCCAAAATTTTTAGCTTCAATCAGTAAAGTACCTTCCAAAACAATAAAGTTATCTTTGGCAACAACTTCCTTCAAGCACTTATTCTCGGCAATGCCATAAACAGCCATAAATCACCACTGTCCTTCCTCAATCTGTTTTTTCTTCAGCTCTAGTTCCTCGCGCTTCAAGTCATACGCCGCCGGGTCATTCCACCAATTCCCCTTGTCATAGTTCTTTAATGCCAGGTTGATAGCCGCCACATCAGGCGCCATCTGTTTCCGATGCACCTCCGTCCGCACGACCCTGGACGTCGCAATCTCTTCCGGCCTGAAGCCCGCTTCCAGCAGCGCATCATACATCTCCTTTGGCCAGGTCACTTCCTCGCTGGTAACCTTCGATTCGGTATATTCGTAGCCCTTCGCCTTCCGGATGAGCGCCGACCGCAGGTCAGCCACCAGGCATTGCCGCCCCCTTTTAAGGGTTTCAGCCAATTCCGGATGCTTGTTTTTGTAATCACACCATGTGCTGACACTGACCCCCAGAGACTTCGCGATCTGCTCCTCAGTCATCGTCTGACACATCTGCTCAATCCAGTTCAGGTGCGGCTTGATGTGCGTATCATATTTACTTTTTCGACCCGCTCTCGCCATAGCAATCACCGCCTTTCGTAAGCAGAAAAAGCAGGCGTCAATTTTTCCGCCGTCCTGCAAGCTGCGCTGAAATCCACGTTGCACATCACCGATAGGCCTTGATACCAAAACAGCTCCTGGAACAATCCGGGAACTGGTCTTTTATTTTTTGCTGCTAAGTTCCTTGATGATTTCTAGTTCTCTTTCTGAGAGCTTCCACGTCTCTTTCTGTCTCCGCGCCAGTCGTTTGTCCGCCAGCCTCCGCAATCCGCCGCTCCGCAACGGCAAAATACTGCTCATCCTGCTCCATCCCCACAAACCGTCGCCCGGTATGCACACAAGCGACGCCTGTGGAACCAGAGCCCATGCAGTTGTCCAATACCGTCTCACCCAGCCTGGTGTACGTGCGGATGAGGTATTCCAGCAGCGCCACAGGCTTCTGGCTGGGGTGCACTCTGTTTTTCCAGCTGTCCACATCAAATCGCAGCACGTTGCTTGGATAGTTACCATAGTGCTGGACAGATACGTTTGCTCGTTTGTCCAGGCAATAGACGGCGTCCGCCGGTGCCCGTTTGCGACGGATGCGCTCACGCTCCAGCTTGACCAGCCCCTGCGGCTGACACAGCGGATTCCGCCGATAAAAGATGCACACTTCTTCCACTTGCCGCATGGGCTGCGCCTTGGCAAAAACGTGGCCGGTCTTGGCGTTTTTAACCCAATACCAGGTATATCGATACTGACAAATGTTGCTGTGGATGAGCCGGGTCGTAAACGGCTGGGAGGAGAACAATGCAATGACGCCGTCAGCCTTGACCACCCGTTCATACATCCGCCACATGGCATCGAACGGCAGCGTGCTGTCCCACCGGCAGTTTGCGACTCCATAGGGCGGGTCGCAGAGCACCATGTCAATGCTCCCGTCCGGGATCTGTTCCGCCAGCTCCAGGCAGTCGCCTCGCAGCAGTTTGATTTCATCGTTTTTCACGTTTTCACCTTCCTTCCGGCCACGAAAATAGGGACCGCCGCGCGAACGGAAGTCCCCTAAAAGCTTTGCTTTTGTTCATTTTTCGTTCCCCGTTTGACGGCGGGGGATCGCCGCTTTTATGGCCGCCCTGGGACACATCGTGGAGAGGTGTGGGCGGTGCAATTGGTGCCGGATAACCCGCCGGTCCGGGGCTGTCTTTCCAGCCGTCAATAGGGAGGGATTCAAAATGGGTTCCTGAGCAAACATACGCTTCAATTGCCTGGGGCCACCAATTGGGATTGCACCCAGCCCCGTGCCTAACGCAATGGGCATATCATTTCGGCGGCCTCACCGAAATGACGGCGGGCAAGCCGCCCGCCATCATCCGGTAAAGGGAGAGATAAGAAAAGAGTCACCAACTGCTTGTCCGCCTTCCAGGCGCGGAGAGTTGGCTGTTCTCCGCGCCCACCTGAAAGGAGGAATCCACACAGCGGTCATCCGTCACCCGCTATGGGATGATACTATTTTCTCACACTTTTTTGGCCGTTTAAGGTGACATTTTTTTGCCACTCTTGCGTGTGGGATGTAGCCCATGTGGTGCCCAACCAGCCGGATAAACTCTGTGTGCATCTCTTTCGCACGGTCTTTTGAGTACCCAACCTCATAGGCCGCTCCCTCAATGGTCTTCCAGTAGCGTTTCCAGTAGATCAGCTCGATAATCGCCAGCCGTGCCTGGCCGGTTTCCATCTGCTCCGTCTCTTCCACCGCCGCCTTAATCGCCAGGTACACCTTGTAATCCCCATCGTACAAGCGCTGTAATGCCGCCGTCTCCGTTGTTCTGCCTGGGGCACTATCGTGACCTACCCCCTCTGCATATCTCGCCGTCAGCGCCACATCAGGCGTCTCATAGCGTTGTTTTAGCTTCGGATAGGCTCGCAGGGCGTTTTGGATGCTGCCCCACCACCAGTAACGTGGCTTACTCATCGGCTCACCCGCCTCTTGTACCGCTCTGGCTCGATGACCCATAGGCCAGTCTCCTCGTGCAGTGTCTCGTTCAGGTCAATCACGCTGGCAAAGTTCCCGACGACCGTGTCCATCAGGCCTTGGGTGTGACGTCTAAAGTCTGCAAGTCTGGTCTTGCCAAACCCATACTTGTCGTGCAGCGTGGTCATGGCAAACAGCAAGACCACATCGTAGGCCAGGTTTACCATGTCTGCCCGTGACGCAGGCTTCGCCTTGTCCGGTTTCCGCCTGGCCTTCGCCCGTCGTTGCTGTCGATTCATCAAATCGTCCCTCCTGCCTTGTACTGCCCATAGCGCACTCCCAACTCCGCCGCCCTAGCAGCGTCCAGAGACAGCGGACTCAGTGCCCTATGCCGCTGGTATGTACGCTCCACGCCGCAAGTCCGATCGTGACCAGTCTCCTGGAGGCAGGCGCAGTACATCGTCAGGCTTTTCTGGCCGTCCATGTGCTGCCAGTGGGGGCAATCCTTGCATGGGTTGGCGGTTTTGGTGGTTGCAGGCTTTGCCGGTTCTACCGGTTCTGCAGGCTCTTTTTCTGGCTGCTTCGCCCTTGCCTGTCTTGCAATCTTTCTTCTGCGCTCGGCCTCCGCTTTCCCCTTCCGGATTTCGGCCAGCATCTCCCGTCTCTCTTGCGAGGACGCGCCCATGAGCTGCCGCAGTTTGGTCTCCTGCTCTGCCGGGATAGGGCGTGACTCTTTCTCCCAGCTGCTGATATACGCTTGCAATGTGCCGATTGCCTGCGCGAGCATCTCTTGTGTCAATAACTCGCGACGCCGAAATGCTTTGATTTCCGCTCCTGTCATGTCTCATCCTCCTCCGGTGGTGTCGCCCCTCCGGTTTCTACTCCGTCGATTTCCTCGGTGACGAGGATATATCCGGTCGGGGACCTCCTACTTTGCTTGTAATACATCTTTTTTACGGCTCCCAGCCTACTTCCTTCCAACATAGTTCCGAATATAAAATCTAGCAGGGGAACCCCATAGCGGTTGGATGTATCCCCGTTTAGACAAAACCAAACGTAGGTGTTAGTGTTTCCGTAGGGGAGTATCGTCTTCACGTAGCAGTCCCAGTACGAATCGAATCCCGGCCAATGAGCTCTTGCGTATTTCATGTGGCTAGAGGGATAAAAGTCAGAGCAAGGAATGCCGTTGTACTGGTTACCGTCGTAGCATCTGAAATAGGGCTTGCTGAATTTTATCACTTCGTGGTCTATGCGTTTGCATCGGCTAGGCTTCCCATTCTTTGGAAGACTATAGTAGACGCAATCCCCGCAAAAGTAACGATCGTATTCTTCCATTTCCGCCGACCTTCTTCCCTCAAGTCTGGTCATCCACCGGCGGTGTCGCCGCCCTGACCCACAAGGGCAGCAGCCCAGGCGTGTGCTCCATCAGGATCAGGCGCTCGTAATGGAGGCAGTCTGCCATCCGCCCCCACTGCTGAGCGATCCCCTGCCTGCATACAGCGTGGTGCAGACAGGTGTCGCAGAGGTTAATTTTGGTCATCATCTCGAGGATGGCGCCTCTGTCCATCTCCAACAGACTGTCGCTTCTGTTCTGTTCATTCATCCTGTTCGTCCTCCCGTTGGCTTTCTAAAAAGTCTCGCATCCAGGCGTCCTGTTCCGCGATTCTAGCCGCAAACTCCGCCTGGTCTTCCGGCTGTCTGTCCGCTTCCGGCACGGGCGCTTTTGCAGGCTTCTTCCAGCCCCGTTGCTGTCTTGCCACCTGGTGCTGCTGCTCTGACGCTTGGATGTCCGCCAGAGACCGGACTCCCTCACGCTCATAGCGCTCCAGGATGGCCTTGATGTAATTCCAGCTCTGCTTGCGCTCGTCCTGAGCAATCTGGATGGCATGGATGGTCACCTCTGCGCCCAAGATGCCCTCAAAGCGTTCCAGCGCCTGCAGTGAGTACCCAGACGGTGTGGGGTTGATATGCTGGCAGTAATAGGCCACTGCTTCTGACCGGCAGGGGGTGCCTTCGCGCGCGTGCGCGTATAGTCCTCCCCCGATAGGGGGTAGACTATTGTTTTCGTATTCGTATTCCTTTTCGTATTGGCTTTTTTTGCTTTCGTTTGCTTGGGTTTGGTTTCCTTTGCTTTTTTCAGAAACCATTTGGTTTTTTTGCTTTTCTTTGCTTTTGCTTGCTTCCTTCTGCTTTTTGGGACGGCCACCCTTTTTCCCGGATTCCGAGCGAGTCTGGCAGAGCTCATCATAGCTCTCTTTGGCCCGCTTTTCCTGCATCTTCACCCGGTTCCAGAAAAACCGCTCATTGCCCTTCATTTGGCTCTCCGTGCCGTCTATGCTGTATCTCAGCAACTCCCGGCAAAGCCTACCAAACTCAGCGTCAGTGAGCTCCTCCATCTCCAGCAGGTAGTCATGCTTCAGCGCAGCGTAATTTCTCGCCATGTTGTCTTAATCCTTTCAAAACGGCAGCTCGCCGTCATCTTCTACCTCCGTGAACCCGGTCGGTTCTCCGTAAGGCGCTGCGCTGGACTCGCTCTTCTTGCCGCCGCAAAAATACAGGTTTTCTGCCACGATCTCCGTCACGAAGCGCCGGACGCCGGTGTTATCCGTGTAGTCCCTGGCTTGCAATCTGCCCTCCACACAGGCCAGCTGCCCTTTGTGGAAGTACTTGGCCAGAAACTCCGCGCCGCCGCGCCAGGCGATGACCTGGAAGAAATCCGTCTCCCGGCTGCCGCCTGGCCGCTTGAAATCTCGGTCTACCGCCATGCGCACGTTGGCCACGGCAGTCCCCTGGGCGGTGTGGCGCAGCTCTGGTTCTGCCACCAACCGACCCTGAATAATCACTTTGTTTAACATGGTTTCCTCTCCTTCGGGCACACAATGACCCGGCATTTCTTCGGCACTGCCCGACGCACACACGCTTTGAACCACGCCTCGTCGCTGTTGGCGTCGCTCAGGTGGAGCAGATAGATCTCCCGGCACTGCTGCAGGGGCAAGGTGCTCAGGTAGCCGCACAGCTGGCCGATCTCCAGATGGGTGTTGCGGACACGCTTGACGGTGGCTTCCGGCATCCGGGTGCAGCGCGCCAGGATGTCCTCCTGGTAGTTGGCCTCGATAGCCAGGATGTTCACGCCTGGGAACCGGTACCGGATGTTCCCGGTGTCGATGGCGAACACCAGCTTCTCCCCGCCGCTCCCCCTGACCAGGTAGCCCACCGGCTCCCTGGCATCGTGGAAGGTGCGGAAGGCCATGACCTGGAAGCTGCCCACCTGCATAGGCTCTGAGCAGTCCCGCCCCACATCCGGTGCCAACAAGGTGGCTCCATCCGCCCCCAGCGCCTGGGCAGTGCCATGGGACAGGATGACCGGGATCCCCGCCGCCAGCAGCTTGTCCCAGCAGCGGGCGTGGTCGTTATGTTCGTGGCTGACCAGGCAGCCGGCCAGCTGGGAGACGGTGTATCCCGCCGCCCGCACCAGCTGACCCAGCCGCCGGTAGCTCAGGCCACATTCCAGCAGCAGGACGCACTGTCCGTCGTCCAATAAGTAGGCGTTGCCAGCGCTGGAGCTAGCCAATGGAATGAATTTCAAAACGGACACTCCACTCCCTCCTCAAGTGCGGCTTGCTGGGGCTGCTCCTCCTGCTCCGGGAAGTCCACGGCGGTCTCCGGAGCGTGCATCTGCTGGTACTGGGTGGAGTTCTTGATCTTCTCCTGCACCCACTCCGGCAGCGCCGCGAAGGTCGCGTCATCCCACTGGTCGATGTTGAACACGTGCAGCTCTGTCTCCGTGGTCGGAGTGGGCATCCCCTTGGGGATCTGCATCACGCCGTCAATGTTGGCGTACTCGCCGGTGTCGTTGAGGACCACCTGGATCATGGCGCTGCGGCCCAGCATCTCATCTGTATTGAACGCCCGAATCTCCTCGTCAGAAAACGCCTTCCCCCGCCAGGAGGTCAGGAACTTCCGCAGGCCAGACTTGTTGCTGGTGCTGACCGAGAAGGTGCGGGACAACTGCCGGGGCTTCATCTCTCCGTCCAATTCCACCTGCTCCGTCGGAAGCTCAAAAGTGAACTGGATCTGATTGTTGTACCGAGTCTTGCCCTTGTACTCCGTCTGCTGCTCCCCCAAGTCGTAGATACCGATACAGATCGCCAGGTATGTCCCCGCCTCCACCGGCGGGATCTTTGCTTTTGCTCTGGTTCCGATGACCATACGCTTAATCCTCCCTTTCCAATCTCAACTGCCTATCCGTTTCGCTGACCACCATGCGGATGACCTGGGTGTCCATCTCCATGAGCTGGGTGACACTCTCGGCGTTGTCCACAAACAGTGGGCAGCGGATGCCCTTGGCCTGGCTCAGGGTCGCAATCACGTCCAGACCGGCGTTGATCTTCGCCCCGTTGTTCAGGTCGGCGTAGGGCACACCGTCGATGGTGGCCTTGCAGCAGTCCCGGAGACCGCCGTTGACCTGTTCCTCGAACAGCTGCCAGCGCACCAACCGGAACCGTCCGCTGACCTCCCGGCTGATATACTCCGCTTTGACCCGGGTGAACTGGTCGCACAGATCCAGCAAGCTATCCAGCCGCTCTGTCTCCGCCGCCGTCTGCTGCTGTTCCGCCATCAGCTCTGCCACACGCTTCCGGGCGGCGGTCAGGAACTGTTCTCCCGCCAGGGCGCTCTCCGTTCGACGCAACGCTTCCCGCGTCTCCGACCAACGCCGTTCCGCCTCCTGCTCTGCCTGCCGGGTGTCCCGGCTGGCCTGGGCGATCTGCACCTCCAACTCCTGGAGCTGACTGGTCAGGCGTGTTTTCCGTCCTCCGTAACCGTCCAGGTCAGTGATGACCAGCGCTTCCGCCGCTGCCAGCTGCTGCGCCAGGGAAGCGCAGTCCTGCTCGTTCTGTGCCTGGTCAGCCCGCAATTCGTTAGCTCTGGCTTGGAGAGCTTCCAGCTCGGCCTTGCGCGCTCCCGCCTCTTCTGCCAGCTTGGCAAGGCGTTCTTTCTTGCGCTGTTCAAACTCATCCGTGGCCTTGGCCAGCTGATCCGCTGGCAGCGTCTGGCCGCAGGTGGGGCAGGTACCGCCGGAAAAGGTCATGGACTGTGTCTCCTTCCACCGTTCCCGACACGACTGGACGGCCGCCTGGCCTTGCTGCTGGCTCAGCTGGTTGCGCTCCAACTCCCGGGCGATGGCCTGCCCCTGGCGCTCCAAGCCTTCCTTCTGGCGGCGCAGCTGGGTTGGGTCTGCTGTCCGCTGCCCACTGCGATGGGCTGCATTCTGGCTCTCCAACGCCTCCAGTTGCATCCGCAGCCCGTTCCGCTGGGGCAGGAGCGCAGAGGTGCCCGCCTTGCTCCGGAGCTGCTCCAGCGCTTCCCTGGCGGCGGATTCCTGCCCTGCCAGCTCATCCCGGCGCGTGCGGAGGGCGGTAAAATCCACCGCTTCATACTCGCTGATGGTGCGCTTCTGCTCGTCGATCCTGGCTGGTGTGGTCTTGGCCTTGGTCTGGAGGTTCCTGCGCTGCTTCTGGTAGGCCACCTTGGCCTCCTCCACCGTCAGGCCACCCAAGGCATCCGCCAGCGGGGCGAACGCCGGGTCAGACGCCAGAACATCCTCGTCTGACACGTCCTCCACCAGGTCGAAGAGGGCTGCTCTCCGGTTCGTCTCGCTCTCCCCTGCGCAGAACCAGCGCAGGTCTGTCAGGGTGCGGAAGCTGTTCTCATCGCACAGCTGAGCGACTCGGCTGGAAAACTCGTTCTTGGCCATGGGCAGACCGTTGAAGTAGAACCCGGAGGAATGGCCGTCGAAGGAAGCCTCCTTGTTCCCCCGCTTCTTGCTCCACAGCTCAAAATAAGTACGCTTGAGGGTCACCTCCTGACCGTCCACCGACAAGATCGCCTCCACACTGGTCTCCGCCCCATGGTCTGCCACGGCGCCGGTCTCGTCCAGGGGCTTGATGTCGAACTTGGTCGCGCCGCTGCTGTCCTTGCCGAACAGGAGCCAGCAGAAGGCGTCATAGACGGTGGTCTTGCCGGTGGCGTTGTCGCCGTAGATGGAGCAGTCCCGCCCCTGGAAATCCAGGGTCAGGCTGTGACAGCCCTTGAAATTCGCCAGGGTCAGGCGCTGGATCGTGATCGTTTTCATTGCTTTTTGTACCTCCTTGGTGTACAATACAGTTTGTATTTTTCTACTGCCGTCGTCGGAGATTAGGCCCTCCGGCGGCGGCTTTTTACGCTCTGTACGCTTCCAACTCTGGCAGCGCTGCGCAGAGCTTGTCCCAGTTTGCTTTGACTGCACCAGTCTCCCACATCGATACAGTCGCCTGAGTCACTCCGACTATAGCTGCAAGCCCACTCTGGGTCATACCATGGGCTTTGCGCGCCAGCGCAATGCTTTTCTGCTGGGCAGCGACCTTGTCCTTGTTCGCCTCGCGGTACGC